AGCGTCGCGGTGTCCAGTCCGAGAAATGGGTTGTCGAGCATACCACTGCTCGAAACGTCAAACCGGCCTTATTCCTTCGGCGCTGCGTAGCGAATCACGTTCGCAATCGTGGCCATGCAAAGCAGCATCGCCGAGGTGTCCAGCCCGTGATTCGGCGCGTTGCTTTTCACTTCTTTCCACTCCCAGACGCCGGTCCGAATCTCAACCTTTGACTCGCCCTTGAGGTGTTCGAGGTAGAGCGGGTTTACGTCCTTCGGGAGAAGCCATTTCAAATCGCCCTTGGCTTCCAGCGCGTTCGCGAGGAGGTCTTTGAAATAGTCGCCGCTCCAGTCGTAATAAAACACGTCTCCGCCCCGGTAGTCGCTCACTCGTGGCTCCGAGAACGGGAAGTTGATCAGCTTGTCGGTCGCCTCGTCGCGCATCGTCCAAGTCTTGCGAGCGTAACCGCGCATCCCTCGCCAGCCAAAGTCCGCGCAATCCCGGTCCACGTCGGCCGGGCGGTAGCCGCGATCTTGGGCAACGCATGAGTCCTGCACCTTGTAGCGGTGCTGAATCTGTCGCAGTTGGTCCCGCGTCTCGACGCGCCCGAAATAGAGCTGCCGGTAAGTCGGACCGGTCGCCGAGCTGAAAGCGCCGATCTCGACCCACCAATGGTCCTGCTGCCGGTCGATTGCCATGAAGCGAATCACCTCGCCGTCGATTGCCTCGCCGTTGGAGAACTGCGCGACGCTGTAGTCGCTCGCCTGCACGAACAAATTGACCACCTTCTTCTCGACAATCCACGGCCTCGCCTCGCGCTTGGTCTTGAATTCGATCTTCATCTTGTCGTCACCCTGACGCACGAAATGATTGTCCGCCTCGCAGAACTCTTCGACGAGCAGCCGCATCGGACGGCTCACCAGCGACTCGACGCGGAAGCTCTGAATCTCGTCCGGCGCATCCTTGTTCAGCGGCACGAACCGCCCGGCCCGCTTCCAGCCGGTCCGCGTCGTGTCCGTGTCCGGCGACTCGTGGCCGCAATGCGGGCAACGGAATCGGCACGACTCGACCGCCCGCGCCACGTCCCACGTTTCGTCATCGCGCCTCGCCGCAACATCCCAGACCACGCCGCCGCGAAGCCCGGTCTCTTCGTTCTTGTCCAGCGCGAACGCGAGCGGGTGCACCTTGTGGCACGCCGGACACTCGGTGCTCCATTCTTGCTGGGTGCCCTGGCGGAAGCTCGTGTCCTCCACGTTGCCGGTTTCGAGGTCCATTATCGGCGCCTGTGACGTGTTGTAAATCTTCGAGCGCCCGACTTCCTCGAAGCGTGAGACGCGGGCGACGGCGTGACCATAGACCTCTTGCCACTTCGGTAGCCAAATCTCGTCGTTGATCTTGTAGCGGATGGACTGCGATTGCTGGCTGGAAAGGTTGGCCGGGTTGAGCAGAAAAAAGAATCCGCCGAAATAGATTTCCGTCGTCGTCCGGTGCGGCCCGACTCGCGGAAGCATCGCCGCCACCGGCTTGCAGCTCTCGAAGATCGGGTTGAGCCGAGACTTCGCGTGCCGGTCGATCATCTCGTCGGTCTGCATCGTCCACGAAATCGGTCCGGCGTCGTTGCAAATCAGCCACGGCACCCAGATGTCAGCGACGAGCGTGCCGCCGATCTGCACGGCCTTGCGGAAATGCACGCGGCGCACCAGCGGATTTTGGAGCGCATCGAAGATCGGAATCAGCCACGGCGAAATCTTGACGTTGAAGGGACCGGGCGTGGCGTAGCTTTCCGGTAGAATGATGTGCTTCCGCGCCCACTCGTAAATCGGCGAGCGGTCGGGCTGCGGCAGGCGCAGCGTAGCGCATAGGATGTCGGAGGCGGTCACAAATCAGATGCCGGCTCGTAAATCGCGAACTCGCACATCCCCCCGTCCGTTGCCCCTCCGATTACGCGGCAATCCCAGATTCCAACCAAACTGCCTCCGCGAGAAACGCAAACGCCTTTTGAGTCTCGCCGGCTCAGATGATAAAACTCCACGAGTTGCAGCGCTGAATTGTCGCGCTCCATTGTCGCGATTAATTCACCGCCTCTGTCGGCGATTGCATTGTAGTGCACGATGTCCCGAACCTTTCGTTTCGTCTGTTTTTTCGTTGTTGTTTTCATGGTGTTAAATTTCTTCAGCGATAAGTGCGTCGGAGGCGGTCACCAGATCAGGTGGAGCGCCCACGTTGAAAACGCCTCGCCCTGACTCATGCCGCGAGCCTTGCACCAAGCGCGAAACCGCGCCGCGACTTGCGGACGCACGCGGCGTCGCACGGTGTCGGGATCTCGCTGGCGGCTTTCTAGCGTGCGCCGGCCGATGCCGGCCTGCGCGCAGGCGTCGTCAATGGCTTGGTCCGTCAGCATGGTTCGGCTCAAAGAGACATTGGTGTGTTCCACGCGTCGCCGTAGACCTCGCGGTCGTAGCGTTCTGCGGGAGTTTCCTCGTCGTCGCTATGATACGCCTTGAGGTAGGCGCGCGCGGTTTCGTTGCTCACCGGTCCGTCGCCTTCGGCGCGCGCCAGTTTGTGCGCCTCGGCCTGCTCGGCGTTGTGCGCGTAGGGTTTTCCGTCCGGGTCAGTTGTCATGGTAGTTGAGAGTTTTCCCGCAGGTTGTGCAGCGCCACGCGCCGTCACGGCATACGCCGCCGCAGAGTCCGGCGACGCATCCCAGACGCCGAACCCAGCGCCCGAGCCAAGCGGCACACGAACGGTAAATTTTAAATTTCATGCTAGATGATTTCGGAGCAGGTTCTTGATCTGCCTGGGCGTGCGGTGCAGCGCGAGGCCGATCTCCCGCTGCGTCCAGCCGTGCGCGTTGGCGAGCAACCAGGCCACGATCTCGCGGCGTCGCACCGTGTCGGGATCTCGCTGGCGGCTTTCCAGCGTGCGCCGGCCGATGCCGGCCTGCGCGCAGGCGTCGTCAATGGCCTGGTCGGTCAGCATTTTTTGTGATAGGCAGAAAACTTTCGGCCTAGTGACTGTTAGGCCAAGACTTCGTAAGTCGCGCCCGTGGTGAGTTCGTCGGCGATACTTTCCATCACGACGCGCGCGAAATGTTTCTGCGCGCCGGGCTCCGCTGGGAATGTCTCCTCGCCGTGCCATTTTAGTTGGCTCGCCAGTTTCGCGTCGCGCTCGGCGAGTTTGATCGTTTCCGCGAGCAGTTCGGACGCGAGCACGCTGCACGCGGTCAGTTGTTCAGAAGCGCCTGCTGCCTCGATGGCGTAGCAGAGTGCGCGAGCTTTTTCGGTGGTGGTTTTCATAGGTAAAAAGAGGGCCTAACCAGCGCATCACAGACAAGGCGCTGACGGGGCCGTTGAGTTGATTTATTGTCCGTCCGCAGCGCCTGTCTGACTGCGAATGTTCGGCTGAAAGTATGCGGTGGCCATTGAGAGAGCTTCGCGGAAAGCGCGGTGCCGGTTCTCGTGCATTTTCCGGCACGGCATTTCGGGTTTTAGTCCGGCGACCACCAGCCGCTCGGCTTCGACCACGCCAGCGAGCAGTTGCAAGAACCCATCCGCCGAACCAGACGCCACAGAACAACGCTCGGGAATTTTCCGTTTTTTCATATTTAATCTCCGCTCAGCGCCGAGGGACGTTCGCCCGAGCGTGTCTGAGCTAAATTGTTAGGCATTGGCTGGCGTTGATGCTTTTGGGAATCGCGTGAGTTCTACTTCGGCCAAGGCGATTGCTTCGGCGTAGGTTTCGGCCTCGACGCGGGCATCACGCATTTTCAGCCGCGCCAGTTTTTCTCGTGAGGTTAGATCGGCAATTACTCGTTTGAGGTGTTCTTGTTCGGTCATTTTATTGGTATGTTTGAGGTTAAAAACGGAGCCTAACCATGCACTACAGAGAACGCGGGCAAGGCCCCCATTGCGTGCTAGGGCCGGTCCTCCGCGTCTCTGACCGCGACGTCACGCGCTCCTCCTCTCGTCGCCCATGCCGCGCTCGATCTTGTTGCGGAAGTTGGCGGGCAAGGTGTGCGCAGGGTGGTGAGGAGTGCGTCGGAGGCGGTCACGCGATCAGGTGGAGCGCCCACGTTGAAAACGCTTCGCTCTGACTTATGCCGCGAGCCTTGCACCACGCACGGAACCGCGCAGCGACTTGCGGACGCACGCGCACCGTCACGGCGACGGCGCGCTGGTTAGGCGCGAGCGGCTTGCGGCCCGCTCCTTTGCGTTTGCCGCCGGAGGTCATGGCTGAGACTCTTTTTTTGCCGAGTTTTCTTTTTGGCAATTGTATCGAAAACCAAGTTCGTTTCTCCATCCGGTCATTTCTTCCAGCTTTTCAAGCAGGAATTGCACATCGTTTGCCGCTTCGGTTCTTGATCCTCCTGCCGTAAAATATCCGCCACCGTAAAGGGTGGCGGAGCGTTTTTTAATTTCTGCAAGGGTGTTCACGCTACGGTGTATCCTTTGCGTTGAGCAAAAACAACAAAGTCGCTGAACTTTGTTTTTGGCATTTCAATAGAAACTGGAGCAACACCAGCGCAGCCAAACATTTGCCGAAAAAAATCGCGAGCGCGTTCAGTAGCTGGCGCGACGGTAACAGTGACCAAGGAAAAATCGCCAGTGGCGATGAAGTCGAATGAGGAGGCAGAGGTCATGTTTCAAACCCTAAAGCCCGTTTGATTGATTGCAAGCACTATTTCAAACAATCGCTTCACTCCCTCGACCGGTCCAGCGCCTCGGCCTCGAACGTCGCAATGTTCGCGTTCACGATCTCGCGGATCTCCGACAAGATCGCTGCGCCTTCGACGTTCAGTTCGGCGGCGTTCATCCCGACGCCGCGAGGTCCGAGTTCGATTGTCAGCTTGAGCCGCAGCAGCAGGTCCAACTTTTGGCCAAGCGTTACCAGCATCGCCTCGACCACTTCCCGATCAATCACGTCGCCGGCCTCGCGCTCGTTCTTGGACCGGGCGAGGCGGATTTGCTCGCGCATGAGTTCGGCTTTGAGGTCGGCGAGTCCGCCGCCGCTTCCGCCTACGCGTCCAAGTCCGTGCGAGTCAGCCCACGCTTTGACTTGCTCGAAAGTGCCGTCGTGCGGAAAGCCGTCGCGCTTGCGCCAGTTGCGCAGCGTGCGGATGTCGATTTGCAGCTTTTCAGAAAGCGCGATCAGATCGGGTTCAGGCTTGGGCATAGTTTGAACCTTTGCTGATATTTTCCGACGCCCACATTGGCTGGAGATTGCGCCAGTTGAAACACTGAATCACCTGCTCTTTGTCGTTCAAATCAAACGATGCGCACGGCCTGATGTGGTCAACGTGCCATTCGCCGTAATTTTCCCACGTCATTCCTTTCTCAAATTTGCCCTCGATGTAGGTTCTGAGAAATTCAACTGAGCACCCGACCAGAGAAAATGAGCCCCTGCTATTAACTCTGTTCCTTTTCATTGCGCTCCATATCCGACTCATGACGCGCTTTCTGAGCCTGACAGACGGAATCGTCATTTTCATCTGATATCTCGCTTTTCTTGTTTCGCTAGGAGTCAGCGAATCGCTTGGCTTGAAATAATTCCTTCGCTTGGTCGTGTCGATCCCAGCCTCTTTCAAAGCGTGCAAAACCTGACAGCTAGACGTTCCAAATTCCTTGGCGATTGTTTTGCATCCTCTTCCTTGATGATAACGAGCCATCATGACGATGATGTTATCCCATGCTTTGCTTGCGCTTGATCTGAACTGAATCGCATTACTGCCGCCTTTAACGTGGCGTCCAGTCAGCCAATCAATCACGTCGCCCTGAATTACTTTGTGAAGCTTGCAGATGTGAACCCATCCCATCGTTTGATCGTAAATTATTTGTCTCAGCTTTGGACCGATCTGAGACCGATGGAAGAATAGCGACCCCCGATAGCTTATGTCCACGAGAGCCATTCGATAGAGTCCTTTTAATTGCGATAATTCTGATATCGTCTGGTCGCAGATTTCTCCCGTGTAAATGTTTTGCCATCTGTGCAACCACCCCACGCGAGAGTTTGGCGTTGTTGGCGCACGCCGAAAGTTTTGCGTCGGTTTTTGCACGCCCTCCTTTTCGTCCCATAGCTCTAGCTGCTTCATTTAGCAAAACGCTTGGTTGTGTGTCCATTGAGTCAAATTTCTTTTGCGATGGCTGCGGAACAAAGGTCAAAAAAAATTACGTCCGTTTTTGCTCTAGGTCGCTTAACCCGCGCCCCTCCCTCCCCCCCTAGAAGTCTAC